TATGTGGCGTGTCACTAAAGATGAAGGGATACACTCCATAATAGACGCATAATTGCCCATTCTAACGAAATGTTCAATTTGAAACTGTGCGTCAATGGAGATACCGTACATATCCGAAAATAATTGCCGCGTATCAGCGCTGGGATTAAATTCGGGAATTGGAAATTGATCGGGCGGGACGCGATGGAAACCATCGTCAATAAATCTAGGGGAGACATGTCGTGTCAACTCTAGTGCAGTACGAGAGAATTGTCCAACTATGGGACACTGAGGTGTCTCATAGGCAGATGACAACGCCTTAGCTCGTAACAATTCATCCATAATCTGCCCTCCAGCAGAAATGAAAGAATGTGTCCATCCGAAACCCTGCATGAACCGCACAGGGTCACGGATAATTTCACCTGATTCCGCAAAAACCATACCACAAAAGGAGGCCTTACAAGGGTCAGAGACCTCATTGATCTTGATTGTAAATCCGCATTGTAGATAATCATCTTGAGAGAGTGGGACGGTAGACGCAAAAATGCCATCATCACCTTCGACATAACCTGTCAAAGAACCGCCTTTCTTATCAGCAATGTACATTGCAAGCATCAAGTTGGTGAAGCCATTGCCAAGTGAAGTACACATATCACCGGACATACGACGACCCTGGACTTTAGCTGAAATTCCATTTCGTAACTTCATGCGATTAGTCCCGGTTAAGGCTTGACAAAGATATTCGACATCCTTATCACCAGCCAAACACCATCTGTAAAGTTCACATTCACATGCATCCAACAACTCAGGTATGAAGTGAGATTCGAATGCTGTGAAGTCTGTCGAATAATAGTGAACGCCAGCCTGCTTGAGTGTGGAAATCAATGCAGGCCGGTCGGGAACTGGAATATGCTTAATAAAATAAGGCAATTGATAGAGAACATCTTCAATTGCTTTAAAGCGGGGTCCTGACCACACTTTAAATGCATCACACCGGGAATTAATCATCCGGGCTTGTTTCCAGTCACTATAAAATTCGGTCTTCCCGAAAGCGTCTATATGAGAACACTGCTGTTTCGTTGGCCGTCCACCTCTAAGTGAATAATATGCCAATCGAAGTTCAGCCTTCCGGGGCTCTGTATACGGAGTGGAATCTAACCACTCATCAAACAGGTATACCGTAACATGGGGAACATTGGCAACAAGGAACTTCCTAACAAAATTCCTAAAGCCACAAATAAAATCAGCCTTTGCTAACGGTATCTCTCTCAATAGCCGCTGCTTAAATGCACAACTAATTGTTTCAGGATCATTAGTGTCTAAACATAACGGCGCTAAACCCGGCACTGCGCAAAAATTCAACCTACGAAACATACGGCGACGCATCTTACGCGTGCCTATTGTCTTTATTGTAGCTTTGACGCCGTCAACAACCCTAGATACGGGCAGTGGTATTGGCATTTCTCTTGAACGTGCTCCTACAGCATAAACCTTTCGGTTCGTGCAATACGGGTTTAGTGGGGCGACCTGAATGAGACCGCCCCTCCCTCGAAAAAAGATGATTTCTCGATAAGGACTTCAGCCAACACCTCACTACCAGCAATAAACCTGACAGCATCAAAGTCAGGAATTGGTAGACAGGCAAGCCGCA